AGCTCCCCTATCCTTTTGGATCAGGGGAGCCTTTTTTATTCTTTGTCTTGTTATACTCATCCAAGAAGTTGACCTTGCTAATAAACTTAACGGCGGCAACCCAATACAAGAAGGCTATCACCTTGTTATCCGGAAATACCTTGCCCATGTTCTTTAAGACATTGGTTCCGTAAAACCATATCATCGCCCACGTGATCCAAGAAACTAAAGCCTTGGCGTTATCCTCCGATATATCCATCATCACGCCTATCCAGAACGAGATGATTATGATCAAGAAATAGACTAGCATGTAGACCCAGCTACGGATGAACTTGCTCTTCCGGAAATCCCCGTGATCCGCAGCCAATCCCCAGAACGTATCGATGAAGGCCAGCGACAGGATCACCACCAAGAAGTTCTCGATCGGCGACACGAAGTCCATCGCCGTGACAACGGCGGCTATGGCGATGGACTTTAACCAGTTGGCGAGGTCGGATATGTAGGAGAGGTAACGGTACATAAGGTTGTATCTATCAAAATAACTCGTTGAAATAGAATGATGCCCGATATGTCTCAAACGCCTCCGGAAACGCCTTGACCTCCATCCCCGAATCCAAGGCGTATTGGATAATATCTGACACTTTCTCATCTACGTCCGTGCCACTGCCCCAAGTATTAGCATGGGTGACTATGACAACCCATCCATTATCGGCAACACATCCATCTATCAATCTCTTGGTTCGGTCTTGATTTGATTGACTTGACACGCTTATTCGAGGGATGTTATACCTGTCACAATTACCCGCGATGCTTATGAAACTGTTATTTGACGTAGCCCCGCTCATCGTCATGAGGCTTTCCATCCCATGCCTCTTGGCTAGGTTCCTTATAAAATCATCATTGACTCCATAAGGGGTAATCCAATGCTTATAATTCAAGAAACCGTATCTTTCCATGTCTCTCAATCCCCTGATGAAATTCTCCTTTATCAAACTCTCGTCATACATCGGGTTCCCGGATTCCCAATATCTCGTCTCATCACCTCTTTGGTAATAGCAATGATAAAGACAACCAAATCCCTCTTGCTCATACAGTAACAGCAGGTCGGCCAATCCTTCTTGCTCATTGAGGTTCTTAGTCATGACCGCATAGTTCCCGACAACACCTTTAGACACGAACAAATTCCTGTATCTCTCAACAAGCGCTATACTGGACGTGTCATCATCGACAAAGGATATCATGGGTTTTCTTGGTTTAGAAAAAGCCGATTTATCGGCGCATAGCTCGTTTAGCTTATAGGAAGTATTGCCATTATACGACGTTTGCTCTGGATTGTCCATTTTATTCGCCGTAGCCGTTATCACGGCGTTATTATCCGTGTACATAGTAGTCCTACCCAATTTGCTCCCTCTCTTCTTAAAGGTTTCCGCTATGTCGGTATAATCGCTGGTAATATACCGACCTCCATTGATAGGCTCATAGGCCGTCTTATGGGTGCCGATCTCTATCTGCGGATAGAAAGTGACATCACCCACGAATCCCTCGGCCACGAATAGTCTTATACCGTACTCTACACCCGCCTTCGCCTCAAAGGTCAAGCCGTTCTCATCCACTAATAAATTGGAGTTTACACCATCCCCTACCTGCAACTGGGCCTTAAAGTCATAGGTCTGCGGGACGCTGCAATTCCCTGATACCGTAACCCATGTATCATTGGCGAACTTGAACTTGAAGTTATGATTCCATGTCTTTCCATTTAGATTCCAGTATTTCTCCGGAAAGTTCTCGCCCGAGGATACGCTATTACCGGTAGATCCTTCTGATACCACCCTTATCGTATTGGCGGTAAACGTATAGGTGTTACCATTGTTGATCCTTTTTACCATATCGCTGGTAATCATGAAGATATTCTTGCCACAAAAAGTGACCAACGTATCCGCTGACAATCCGGAGATGGACAGATCCTCGAAAGGAAGGGTCGATGTACCCTCCAATACCAAGGGATTGCCTACGCCTGAGACGGTTCCCATATTATTGATATTATCCAGTTTACCTTTCACTTGATCGCTCGTGTAAGTATCGATCAGGACGGGATGGACGACCTCGTCGACGGTTGTCCCGCTAAGTACCCTTATAGCCAATATAAGGCCGTCTGCATCTTTAGGAGGGGTGAAGGTATAGTTCTCATTTACCATACCACCGGTTTTAAACTCACCGCCGGCATAGATCCATACGATGAAGAGAGCATTCTTGGCTGAGTATATCAACTGATAGGTCTTACCGGGAACGATACTATCAGGCAATTTATTCCGGTCAAGATAAATAGTATTCGATACATCCTCAGTGGCGGTTCCGTACACATGGTATCTGCCCTGACCCAGATATTGGAAGGTTACCCCATTGGATATAACAGTGGCATGGGTGAACTCATCCCTCTTGAGCATATTATCACAGTTCAACATTCCAATATCCGCAGTTGATTCCGCTAATTTTGTCACCTCCCCCCTCAAGCTAGTCTCCCTTGCGTCCGTGCCAATCCACGCCCCCGCCTCATGATCAGCCGTGAACTCATACAAGAGACCGCCGTAATTAACGATCTCGCCTTTTACGTAGGGCTTGGTATCGGAGAAGACTGGGTACGTGTCTAGGCCGACCAAAGAGGATACGCCTTTCTGGTTAATCACGGCAACCTCGCTATCTCCGATCGTGCCAACAACACTGGTTGGATTAGAGGGGTATTCCAGATCATTCCAATGTGTGACACCATCACCTATCTTATAACCTTTACCTCCGTCGATGACGATTCCTATCTCCCCTTCCGAAAGAACAGGGTTAAACTTAGCCCAGTTCGATGCCGTATCTCTTCTTTGTAATACTCTGTCCATATTCCTTAAATTATTTTATCATAATGATATTACTGTCCTTATAAGCCAATCCGAATTTCGTGTCATAATAACATCTGACGTAATATCCAGAGGCATAATCCTTCACATCCCTCATGATTACGTTAAAAGTATTGTCTTTTATGAAATCCTTGCACATCACGGCATTATGCCCCATGTATCCTTCTGGGGCCGGAAAATACGGATACTCTCCTTCCTCCGCTTCTATTAGGTATATTACGTTATACCAGCTAGGTTTTACATTGTCGCTGTATCCTGTCAACCTCACTGTAATATCATCCAAGATAACATCACCCATGTCTATCACAGATAGTTTAGCGTGAAGATCATCATTATCGGTATACAAATCATACTCTGCCGTCCCTGATAGATATGGTCGCACGTTATATAGCTCGATCCCGTTCACGATTTTAGAGGACATTCCCGATAAAAGGTATCTATTCGTATTGCTTCCATCAGAAATATTAATATGCTCCCCGTCTTTGACCGCTATAAAGACATCTTGCCCTTGCTCAAAATAGGTCCTATCCCCATATTCAGAAATGACATTCTCGCTATATTCTATTTTAGGCAAAACCGGTATCCTTTGATTTTGGAAGCGGTATAATTTAAAGACCCTCTTATCATGAGGATCTATCCCTTTAAGGATTTTCTCAAACCCATCTTTATCGTAAACCGTTTCCATCATATTATATCCTCCTTGCTCCGTAACGACGATATTATAGATGCCATCCTCATCCACATTGACAGAGGAAACAACCTTACAATGCCCGGAAGTCCACAAAATATCACCTATGTTTATTTGCTCGATATCAACATAGGTGATCTCCTCGGCAACCTCCGGAATCTCCGTCGTGGTATAATATATCTTTTGACCAGATATATAAGATCCAAAAGTAGAGCAAACGGTACCATAATAAGAGCCTCTTCTAGTGTCCTGTCCGTAACCTTTACTATATAAAACACTTCCCTTATTCTTTACCGCCGAAAAAAAGGAGGAGAGACCACGGTTATAGTAAATGTCGTTACCAAAATTAAACACGGAACTATAAGGAAGGCCACTTATAGCCCCACTGTAATATGACAATTCTTGTGAATTACGAGGTATATTACCTTCGGGTTGCCACGTCGTGAAAGTTTTATCTAAAAACGCCCTCATCAATCGATCCTCATAAGTCTCTCCAGATCCTCCCGATCCTCCAGAGACCCAAGAACCCCAACCCGATGTGGTACGATATCGGGAGAACATCTTCCCGCTTGAGGCTATGACTATTTGCACGGTACGGCTTAACTCGGTATACTCCGTCCGGAAATAAGGGAATAATAGAAGTACGCCTCCGTAACTAACTGGTGCGTTTTGAGGAACCGAGCCCGATATCCACGAGTATATCCCGATATGAGAGATCTCATCTAAATTATTATCCGAACTTAAAATTCTTCTGTAAGTGAAAGTATTGTCTACGGTGTTATCCAACATGGATTTTTCCGCAGGCCTGTTCCAATCGCCCCATTCTCCACTACTTTTATATCTGACATACATTCTCCCATAGTAATCGAAGACTTGCTGGACAATTCGTTGTTTTAAGACATCTTTATCTAGGAAATAGGGAAATACGTTCATTAAACCTAAGCCTTGTACCGGGGAATTTAGAGGAACCTCATCATTCACCCATGTATAAATTCCAATTTGAGTACACAAGTCTAAATCATTTGAGCTTTTTAAGTTCACACGATTCAAAAATGTTTCATTAGAAAGCGTTTTCTGGCTAATGGATACATCCTCGCTATCCCCAATTTCTTGTACGATACCTTCTGCCTTCAAATACTCAAGGTCATTCCAACGGTTCACGCCATCACCGATCTTTCTCAATCTGGTATCCGTCTCAAATCCGACCTCACCTTCCATGAGAATAGGGTTCACCTCTCTCCATCTTGTCGACGTATCTCTTCTTAACTGAATTCTTTCCATAGGTAAATAATTTATGAGTTACACCAAATAAGCGTCAGCCCCACCGCAATCGATGGTTCTTGTCCCACCATAATTACTATCAGCCCTACCCCCGTCAAAGATAGAGGCCTTTATCTCGTTAAGTGAGCCTATATCAACGAACTTACTAACATTGTCCTTCCATACGTAAAGATGATATGGGGAGGAAGTTCCTACAGCGTAAGCGTCACCGATATTAGCGGTGGAAGGCAAAGTATCCGCCGTATCCCTGAATCCCAACAAATCATACCCATCCCCCTTCTCTCCCTTGGCCCCAGTATTTCCCATAGGGATTCCAAAGTCGAAAATAGCGTCCTTATCCCCGCTAACGTTCGTTACCGAAGCCTTGCTACCTGCGGGTAACGTCTTTACCTCCCCCACCTTTACGCTTGGCGTTATGTCAATGAGCGGAAAAAGATCATACCATATCTCTTCATCGTAGCTATATTTTACGTATCCACCAGCCAAGCGAAGGTGTGGAACTTGTCCGTTGTCCCCTTTAGGTCCCTGTGCCTTGAAGCCGGTATCAACGCCATCTTGAAACCAATTTCCGTTAGAGCCTATGGTTATGTTACCCCCGACCGGAAGGGCGTCCGTTATCCTAGTCCAAGAGGAGTCAAGACGGAAGAAATCATCGGCGATACAAAGATCATAGGTGAGCTTCTCGGTTATCGTCTCCTCGTCAAGGTTCTTGTAAGTGATTATGATACCCTTCCTTCTCATCCAGAAAGGCAATTGTATGCGGGTATCCCCAGCCGATCCCATCCAAGGCAAATACACGTTGTTACATTTCCACAATATGGAATCAAGCCTCTCTTTCGTCCTAGCGTCATATACGGCCTGAATGTATGTCAACGGATAGATCGGGAAACGCTCGTTCTTATCCTTGGCCAGCTTGTCTAGCTGCTGTACGCTATCCCTCTCGTAACCCTCGCAAATATCTTTTCGCTCTTCCATGATGTATCGTGCTTTAGTTCGTTATACGTAAAATATGTTGTAGCCGGCGTTAAGTCTCAAGATCAAATCAAGGTCGTTAGCCTTTGACCAATCCTCGCCTTCCTTCTTGTAAAGGGCCAGCTTGAAGACGCTCGTATTATCCCGTTGATCTAACTTGTAGGTGTTCCCGCCCAGATAGAAAGGCTTTCCTACCCTTATGCGCTGGTCGCCGTTCTCCGTAAGATCAATGTTCTTACGGCCTTTGTACAATGTCCTTACCTTCGGCTTGTAGATACTGAATACAAGCTTAAATATCTTTCTGATGATTTTGTATATGAATTGTCTCATGATTATAATGTTTTAATGGTTATACGGTAGCTCCGGTGGCATCGACCCAGTTCGTGCCTGTCCACCAAATAGGCTTGTTTAAAGTTATGTCGTAATAAGTAGAACCTTTGTAATAAGAGTTAAGTATCGGTCTTTCTTTTGTAGAACCAGTTTCATTACAAAAAAGAACAGGCTCTTTACTACTGACTTTTATCCAATAAATACCATTAAACTCAAGAATAGATTCAGCAGGAAGTGAAACTGAATTAGAAGGAATATCCGTATCTGTAAGAATAACATCATTTAATGCTTGCCATACATTACCTGATGACCATGCTACCTTATCCCCTACTCTAATTGCGGTACCTATATTATCTGGTAATAAATAATTAAAATAAGAACAATCTCGTAAAGCTTTTACAATCTTATCATCTATATAATAAGATTGGCCCTTCTCCATTATACCAACATAGTCAGCTTGAATATTCTCAGTCTTTCCTGTCATCTTATAGATAACAGCATTTGTTTTGCCATATAAATACAAATCCCCAATATTACCCATATAATTGAGTGTCTTGATGTAACATTTACTGGTACTCAAGTACCCGCCTCTCATAACATTATTAGCTACACTCATATAATCAACTTTGAACCAATCAAAGTTTTCAGATCTTATATCAAACACAAAGAAAGCGCCAATAGTATTTATATTGCTATTATTCTCATAAGTTAATCTTCTTATCTCCCTATTACTAATAGGTACAAGTCGCGATTTAGTCAAAGTGTATTGTATCAATGCTTTATAGAATCCTAACTCAGGTCTTGTAGCTATACCATCAATCTGATTGTCAGTAAAATCTACATTATACATATTCTGTATCAAGAAGTATCTTCTATCCACAGCATCATCCTGTACAAATTTGAATTTATTACTTCTGATACTTAGATTAGTACCCATCACATATACAGGGTATATACATACACCTGCTCTATAAGCTGGTGAAGGTAAGTTATATTTTGCATTATAATGGGAAAAGTCAAAGTCATTACCTTCAATAATTATAGTTTCACATGCTGGTGAATTGACTGTGTTAGTATCCTTATCTGTATAATTTCCAGATGATCCAAGAGCTATAAGCGCATTAAAACACTTGCATCTATTATTCCTAATAGTAATATTAGTAGCAAGAGTAGCTACTAAAGCAGCATTCAAACACTCAACATCATTATTTTCAGCAGTAACAGATTCACTTCTATATTGACCCCATTCTGATGTGTCAAGTATAGAACTCATTCTACTTTCTCTAATGATATTGCCTTTGAACTCTGTGTATAGACCATGAGCATTAAGTAATGAACCTGTATAGTAACATCTTTCAAACAAGTTTCTATTTATCTCAAGTTTATTACATACAGCCAGTAAAGGAGTTGCTCCTCTATTATAATCATGTACATAGTTATCACTGAAGACCACATTCAAATCCACTCTTTTAAGAGTGGGCATTGTGATATTAATCCATTCAAAAGCCTCATTATTGTAGAACTCGGAATGAGAGATTTCAAAGTAATTACAATCTTGCCCAGTAATTAACTGCCCTATAGTTGTAGTAGGAGTAGGTCCGGGGTTTGGATAACCTGAAACAGTATCACCAAATACACAATTAGTAATTCTTACATCCTTAACCTTATCGCATAGAATAAGACCATCACCTATATAAGCATTGTTGTATATAAATTGAGTATCTCCTATAAATGAGATATTATCCAACTTGAAGTAACTTTGATTAGTTACGGTAAATACTCTCTTCAAGGCTGATGCTACATTAGGATACTTAACTACAGGCTTAATAGTTACACTCCCCAATCCTTTTATTGCAGCCGGAAAGTTTACATCCACCTCTGAGAAGAGATACGTTCCCTCTGTAAATTCAACTCTATTTGACGCAACACTGAATAAACCTCTTATTTGTGAAGATATATCAGTAGATCCAGTTCTGTCTAATTTAAACCATGCTGTAGTACAAGTATCATTAAGCAAGTTGCCCTTAAGGGTTATATTATTGAATACCTCTGTATTTGCAATTAAAATCGTATTGTAAAAGCGTATAGTACCATTCCTCAAACTCCCCCCTTGGAAATCCAGCACGCAATTGTCCGGCACCTCAATCGTCTGACCGGCTAGGCAGTAGTCGTACTGGATGATGTAAATGGTATTAGGCTTTCTCATCATGTGCTGCGTGAGCGTGTTCACGCCGTTCACGTAATGCTTCCGGAGGTACACCCGTCCCATTCCGGAGTAATCCTTCGGTGCGTATTCCTTATCTTTCAGTTTCAAGGTCTGGTTTTCCGAAACGGTTATATCCTCCTCGTCCGGAAGATTGGTAATGCTCTTGTTTCCTATCAATTGCTTCGTAGCCTCGGAAAGATCGTCCGGATCGACGGAACCGGGCTTCAAGTCCGTTACCTGTTGGTTGGTGATGTCGATTATCTCGTTCCTCAATCCCCTCCGGGTGATATACGTATCACGGATAACGTTGCCCTCATGGTCTCTCCAAGCACGGTCTACCGTGATCTCCGGGGTAAGGTCGATGTCCGGCTTGAAACCGGCGGGACGGGCTGATACCGGGGCATGGCTCTTGATCTCATCAACGACATCCCCCATATTATTAACCTTGTCCTCCGCTTTCTCTACACGATTATCAAGTTTTTCCGTATCTTCTCTAATATCCTCTATGGCATTGTCTTGTGCCTCCAACTCATCGGTAATGGCCTTTTGGCTCATGGTATCAACCTCGCTATCACCACGGGAATTGAGTACGCTTACGTAACGCTCATGCTTCAGCCACTCTCCTTCCGTACCGTTCCAATCCCCACGTAATACGGCCAGCTCGTATGAGGACAAACCATCATAGCCATAAGTGGCGGTAGAGGTCTTTACTTTCAGCACGACGACACCTTCTCCGATATTCGTAGCCTCGTCCTCAAATTCGGTAATAGAGAAAAGATCCTCTTTCTTGGAGCGGCATACGCTTCGTGTATCAAAGACATGATCCATATTCTTGACCCATATCGCCTCGATAGAGTAAGTTCCTTCTTCCAACTCTGAAGGAATGTCTACATAAAGCGTACCTTTGTCCGCTCTCGCTTGAAGTAGATATTTCTCCCGGTTGCCTAATAGAAAAACCTTTACATTAGATCGGGAGAAATCCTCTTTCACCGGGCTTATCCCCTTGTAAATAGTCCACTCTACCCGAATTAACCTGTCCTTGAATATGTATACCATGATTCTATAGTCTTGTTATTGATTGGAGTTGGCCCCGGATGGATTGACACCCATAAGAACCAACGCTTGATTAAACATACTGTCCGCATGCTGATCCCTGTAAGTAAGCAACGTGAGGCCGGATATATAATAGATCAGCGCCTTTTTCAGCTTGGGGCTTACCTCCAAGCTATCCGTTATATCCTCGTCCGTTATGATCCCGATCTCGAACGTATCGGATTTATCCTTCGCCTTATATAGCTCCAATGTCTTACCCGGCCTCATGGTCAACGCCAGTTTAGGTCTTTCCCATGTCCCCGTTGCGTATGGATCCGACAGCGTGGCGTATTCCTTATCGTTCCAATAGATAGGATCTGAAATAAATAAAGGCCATGATGATAGCCTAGCGTAACAAATCCGAGAGTAGTTCTCCGGCAAGCTTACATGAGCGACAAGATCTTCCTCTATGGTTCCGTCCGTTATTATCTTGTTTGGTTCCAACAGGCCCCAGTCTGCGTTACCGTTCACGAAGCGCAACGCCTCCGATATCTTGGACTTGATAATCGTGTCCATTTCCTCGTTATCCTGCGTTCCTAGGAACTCAGCGTCATTAAGCCCGATCTCGTCTATGCAGATCTTGACCTCACTCACTATGTCGCTCACGCTAATATCCATATCATTTCATGTTCGGGAACGAGACACTTAATTTATCCTTTAACTCCTCGAGCATATCATCGTTCTCCACTTTATAGCCCATCTTGGCGAAATAGTCAATAGCATCATTCACGTTCTTTACGGTCTTGACCTCTTTCACTTGTTTTTCCCGGCCTCTCGAGTTCCTCATGACCGAGACACCAGACACATCATCGTCTTTTAACGTAGAGACGAGCCGGATAGACGTACCAAATCGGCAATCATTCTCGATAGCGTCTTGTACGAAAGGGTTGCTAGTCCGTAGTAAGGCGTTCTTGCCATTGATGAAATTACCGCCCTTGAACTCCATGCTGACCCTTGTGCCGCAGTATATAGTACGGAGCATGCAATTATCCTTGCCTACCAACTCATATGTTTTCGTGATCATTCGATTGATTTTATTAGACCCACCGTGCGTTTGCTCCGGTGGGTCTTGTTTGACAATATTACAGTTTACACGTTAATCTCTCCCTTGTATGGTTTCCATGCGGTACCGTCATATACATACAATCCGACGGCGTGCGTATCGTCCGCTACGGTCAAGTAAACCACATCGTCCTTTTTCGGTGTAGATACGGAACTCAGGGAAGCCACGCTGGAAACTACTGTGTCAAGCATAGACAGCTTATATCCGCTCACTGTCACGTCCGGACCGATCAGCATCGAGTTATAACCCGTAAGCATCAAGCAGTCATCCTGAATATAATATTGGGATTTGGCCTCCCGTACCTCACCGCCTTCTCCCTTGGAATGATCCACGGTAAGAGTCTTTCCTTTCTGGTAGTAATAACGCTTGGCCTCGGACATCGGGAAAGCGACGGCGCATTCCTCATATCCAAGATCGTCAAGGGCGTGCTCGACCTTGAAGTTCAACTTTCCGAAAGTGGTCTCGAAAGAGGAGATATCAATACCGATATTCTGTTTCTTGACGAATGAGATATCCTTATGTTTCGTAAAGTCGATGTTCAGCAACTTCTCGATGAACTTGGTACCGCAATACACGTCCATCTCGTTCGTGTTCGAGTACTTTCCGAAAAGCATACGGGTGATACCGATAAGATCGGCGAACTCCAATGTCGAACCGATCTGGTAACCCAGCCGTAATTGTCTCAACACGCCTTTCTGGGCATACACGTATTCGGTACCTGTTTTCTTGGAGCCATACTTCACGAACTTCGTACCTACACCGATCAACATCGTGCGTGTACATTTCTTGCGGAAATTAGACAAAGTCCAATCCTTCAAGTCTTGCACGTTCCACTTAGCCTTCTTATTGATACGCTCGAAGAATTCCGTCCACGTGATCGGACATACCTTCTTCTGCAAGTAGGCGATCTCTTTCTTGGGATAAGCGGAATCCGGGGCGATCTCCACCTCACTCTCACTCATGGCCGGTGCCATGATGTGCAATCCGGTACCCGCTTTCAAATCCGGCACATACATGTTTTTTCCTTCATCCAACGGGCCATTAAGAGCGGAAACCATAATACCGTTAGCCTTATCCGCGGATATGACATAGAGGACTAACGGGCTACCGTCAGAATTTCCGTTCTCATCATATCCGGTTACGCCGTCTACCAAGACAGTGTTGCACTCGGCAAATAACTTCTCGTCATTCTTATACAAGCTTAGCTTTACCTCAGCGTCCTTTTCAGTGTTGGTCACCGCCGCCTTGGTAACGCAATCCATTATAGCCTCGCCAATATTGTAATGCTCCGGTTCCTTCGTGTTGACATGGACTTGCTTGGCGAGCTTGAGGAAATCCGTGTGCATGGGATATTTGTACGCTTGAAATTTACTGACGTAATCCTCTACCTTGTTCTCGGCCAGATCAGCGTCAGTGACCGCAGATCCGGTAGCCCCCTGCCCCTGCTGATCAATACCCTTACCTGCTGCGTCCGGGGTCGCGTTCTCCAACGGCTTGCCATCATTGGGATCCGTATCACTTCCATTCTCCCCGATCTCCACGGCCATAGCCGCTCCACCGGTCAATACCGCCAAGACAAAGAACAAAGCCTTGACCCAAAACATCTTGTCTTTAAATAATTTATTCATCGCAAAAGTATTAATTGTTATTATTCTTATTCTTATTATAAAAAAGGATTGTTCACGTCTTGCGTAACCGGCTTCTCCTGCCGTGCTCCTTGTCTTCCTCTCGGCCTTTCCTGCTTACCGCTAAGATCCTTTAACTTGTCGGTAACTTTCTTGTTGATCCCTTCCGCAACGCCTTCCTCCCGCGCGGCCTCCACGTCTTGGTTATAATTCATGCCCTTGGCCATCATCTCGAAAATAGACGGGTCCAATTTACCGACGATCAAATCATCCATGACTTGATACATCTTGCCTATAACCTCCTCCGCTTGATCATCGGAAAGGCCCATCTCCGAGGCTTTCGCCCTTATCCCTTCCACGCTAGCCGGCATATTCTCCGACATTTGTTTCTCGATCTCGTCCTGTTTCGCCAGTTTCTCCAAGTAAGCGTTATGAGCGTCGGCCAGCTTTTGCGAATAATCAGGATCATCGGCCAAGGCTTTTAAGTCAAGCCCCTTATTCTGTACCATCCACACCACGGGATCGAAATCATCCTGATCCCTAGCGGCTACCATCAACTCGGCGAAAGCTGGACTCTTCGATAGGTTCTCCCGCATTTTCTTAGAGTTTCCCTCATAACCCTCATACTCGTCCATGAACTGGTTGACCGAGCCGTAGTAAGCCTCCTCGTCATCCATGTTAAGATCCGGATTCCGTTTGGCGTATCTCTGTCTGAATCTCTCTTTGTTAGATATATCTGCCATACCTTAATCGATTTTGTTTTAGGCAAAGGAAAATAATAAGGTATATCCGTTTTGTTATTTTGATTATTTTATTTAACCCATGAACCCTAAGAATAATCAAACATGTGAATCTATTTTTTATCTTTGTGATGTTCACCAAAACAAGCGTTCTTTATGGTTAATGGCGTAGATTTCATCCCAGAGCGGGACATGGAGCTTTACGAAGCTTATAGACGTGCTTTGAAGATGAGGGAAGTGAAATCCCACCGAGAGGCGGTAATGAGGGCTATATCCTCACATGCCTCTAGGTTCTGGATCTCCACCCTTCAAGCGTATAGGGGAATCCTGCTGATCAGGAAAGGGAAGACCAAGGAAAAGGGTCGATCGATCAGGAACAAGATGATCGATGACATTTATGAGATTTACAAAGAGCTGGAGAAAAAGAGAGAATTCAAGGGAAGCTCCGTTTATTTCATCACCTCTTTCGCGGTCTATCAAACGGCCCCCTGTTTTTACATATCCTATTCACGGGCGTTGGCGATAATACAACGCATCAACCGGGAAAGGAAAAATGGAAGGTAAGCTAAAAAGACTGATTCCTTCATTAATAATCGCCTTGACAAGCGTCATACTCCAACTCGCAGGTAAACATTTCTATTTCGATACCAATTCCATACCATACGACCATTTCCTTTACACGTTCACCCACGCAAACATCTTTCATTTATCATTAAATCTTATCGCCTTATTCCAGTTTAAGCCTCGTGTGAAAACATGCCTGATCGGTTACGTGTCTTGCGTCTTGGCCTCGTTCGTACCACTAGCCTCATTGCCGGTTCCTACATGCGGCATGTCCGGATTTATCATGGGATGTTACGCCCGCAGATATCACGCCTATAAACTAAGCCTTTGGAGAATAATATTGAGCAATATCGTCATGGCGTTTATCCCCTTATTCAACTGGAGGATACACTTGCTGTCATTCCTAATAGCCTATATCATCTATGGAGTCATACAGAAAATTAGCGTTCACGGAAGAGGTTGAGTCTATATTGGCCGAGAATAACAAGAGGCTGAAAAATATATTCGGCACGCACGACCAATTCACGGGGCGTGGAATGGAGGGGCATAGCCATAGGGTTGTCATAGATGATTACCCCATAAGGGTACAGTGGCTTACCGAGGAGGTTTTCAAGAACGATCTGTATCAGGATGTTCTGAAAGCTGGTTCCATAAAGGACTACACGATAAGGTTCAACGAGCTGTACCCGGATTCAGATGGGATAAATGAGGAGGACGTGGCCAACATGCTATTTTGGGCTCGTTGCTCGAGAGACCCGTCCTTCGCCTTTTTCTCGTTATTTAAGATCAAGTCGAAAGAGGCGGGAGAAATGATCCCCTTCGAGCTTAATTACGCCCAACGTTACGTGCTATCCGTTCTGGAGGAAATGAGGCATAAGGGAGTCCCGATCCGTATAATATTATTGAAAGCCCGGCAATGGGGAGGTTCCACCTTGGTACAGCTCTATATGGCGTGGATACAGCTATTCGTCATGGAAGGATGGTATTCCGTAATTATAGCCCAGACGAAAGATACCGCCAAACGTATCAAGGCCATGTATAAAAAGGTTCTCGATAACATCCCGGGCTTTATATATAGTGTTGACAAGCTGCAATTCGCCCCTTACGAGCATTCGGCGTCCGACTCCATAATCACCGACCCGTCCGGGAACAAGGTACGTGATAACGTGATAACCGTGGCATCTTATGAGAATTTCGAGTCAACACGTGGTATGGACTATGCCATGGCCCACTTCTCGGAGGTAGCCTACTGGAAAACAACGGATGGCAAATCGGCGGAGCAGGTTATAACAAACATAGACTCGAATATATTGGAGAGACCGTTGACCATGGAGATCTCCGAGTCTACGGCTAACGGCATGGCCGGTTATTTCTATGATGAGTACCAAATGGCCAAGGAGGGCACGTCATCCCGTAAGGCGCTATTCATACCGTTCTTCTTTATCGAGAACGACATGATAAGATTCAAGGACAAGAAAGAGACCCGGCTTTTCATACTGGATCTATTAGAGGGAAGGGGTGTCACGACCTCCCCTAATGACAATAGCGAGCCGGGACAGTATCTATGGTCTCTATGGGAAAAAGGAGCTACGCTGGAGCACATCAAATGGTACATAAAGAAAAGGGCGTCGTTTCATGACCACGCTTCAATGGCATCCGAGGCACCATCCGACGATGTCGAGTGCTTCAAGTATTCCGGTAATCTCGTGTTCAATATCTATACGATCGAGGTGATGCGGGAAAGATACGTATCCCCCCCGGAGTTCATTGGCGACATATCCCAATCAGAAAAGACCAAGAGGATAATTCTCACCAAGAATCCGAACGGCCTGTTGAGAATCTGGAAGAGGCCCGATGATACAAGGACATCCAACGAGTATCTTGTCATCGTCGATGTCGGTGGACGTAGCAAGAACTCAGACCCCTCATGTATAACAGTGATAAACAGATGGAATTTACGATTTAGCGGAGGAAAGCCGGAGGTGGTAGCTAGATGGCACGGTCATATACGATATGACTGGCTCGCCTACAAAGCCGTCAAGATCGCCAGATACTACAAGAACGCCCTTCTCGCCTTCGAGAGCAATACGTTTGATAAGAAAAAATCAGAGGCATCCGAGTTCGTGGAGGAAGGCGATCATATTCGTGGCATACTGAAAAAGATAGAGGATATCTACCCTAATCTTTACATGCGAGCGGCGACGGATCCCGAGGACATAAGGAACGGCATATACAAGAAGATAGGCTTCCAGACCAACAAAAAGACCAAGCAGGACATGGTAGATAATTTCATAGTGGCGTTCGAGGACGATATGTTCATAGACCCGGATGAGCGCATGTATAAGGAGGCATCCAAATACGAGCAACGTCCGGACGGTAGTTACGGGAATATTCCCGGTCGTGGCAATCACGACGATATATTGATGACAGACATGATAGGAGCGCTCATATCAGAGGATATGCCTAAGCCTTCTATAATCAAAGAAGAATCAACGGGATATCTTGATTCATATCCCAAAAATGAGTCGAGTTTATAGCGTGCGCATGAACGTTTCCCCTGTAAAAATCAATATTAGATAAATAAAATACGACTTATTTTTTACTAATATAAAATAAATAGAGTATATTCGCGTAGTCACTGATTAGAATATAAGACGTGACACACATTGTGGCGTTAAAGATATCGTCTCCTATAAAGACCTAAATTCCCCAAATTTATAAACATAACAGGGAGCCGATAGCAACAATACGCCCACGTTATTTGTATATATAATCTATATATAAGACGTGGGCCGTTGCTTACTACCTGTTATGTTGGCGTGGGGACGCCGGGTCTTGGTAGTTGCGACGGCGCCACGTTTTTTTATGCGTATATGGTATGTTATATATTTATAACCCCTTATGGCTCTCATCCGTGATGGACCGGAGTCATTACTTAAAGATATTACACTAGGTTGTATTCATAAAATAATTTTATCAATGTCATACCGCTCTTTCGTGAGAACCAGAGGTATATTTATGTCAAGGGGATAGCTTTGGAGGATGGGGGCACACTCCTTTCCTTATGGCATAAAATATAGTTTGAATAAATATTTCCCGCTTCCCTTGGGTGGTATTGGGAAGCATTTTAAGACGGATATACCCACCGTTGCTATTCCGGGAGGATCGGCAATGATGATTAAGTATGTCTTTGTTTAGATATGGATTTAGATATTACAAACGCTCTCGTTCGTGAGAATCGGATCGTTTAAGGTTGTCTGAAAACCATTCATATAGATTATAGTTAAATAATAAAAGCTCCCTTATCCGTGAGGATTTGGGGAGTTTTTTATTTTTTACTATTCCTCGGGATAAAACTAAAAGTAAAATATGCCGTAAAACATGCCTCCTACGGAATAACGGATGTGAAGATTGGGTAATTTTGCAAAAAAACACAAAACATGTCTATAAATACATACTATACTATTCTTGGAATTACTGAATGTGCTACTTTTGAAGAAATACAAAAAGCATACAGGCAAAAGGCATTATTATATCATCCTGATAAAAACAAAAGCGACAATGCACATGATATATTTATAAAAATACAAAAGGCATATGAAGTATTATCTGACCCAGAACGAAGATCAAAATATGATAATGACTTAAATTCCTATAGGCAAAATATTTTCAATTCAATAAACACAGACAAAACAAATAGAGGTAAGTCTGATATAGAGAATATACAAAAACAAAAAAAGAGTCCAATCAATAAACGATCATATAAAAGGGAAAAGACAAGCATTAATTCTAAAAATATATTAATATTTATTTGCATATCAATAATAACTATATATATAGCTTACCATGCTAATTTATTCAATATTAATAACCATAATACAGACACAATAAATCCTACACAAAAGATTGATGATTATGTTGAAGAGGTTGCGCCTATAGTTGAAGAAGTTGAAGATTCAAATATATATAAGAATAATCATCTTATGAATGGAGATTCTCCATTTACTGAATACTTTGGAATTAATTCGTATGATGATAGCCAAGATAATTATATAACGGTAAATAATGGAAGTGATCAAGACGCTGTTGTTATATTAAAAAATATAACTAGTAAAAAGATAATTAGGAATGTATATATTAACAAACACACATCTTATGATATAAGAAATATTCCAGAAGGTATTTATGAGATGAAATGTGTTTATGGTAATGACTGGAATCCTAATTTATTATTCAATGGAATGAAGTTAGGAATGTTTCAATCAAATGTACATTACTCTTCACAAGCCAACTATAAAGACTATTTTAATATGTTTTCAGAGAGAACAGAAAATGGAATTTCTATTCCATACTATGAAGTAACTCTTCATAAAGTGTCTAATGGCAACATGAGAACAAAAAAAATTAACCAATCTGACTTTTTTGAAAAATAAATATGGAAGATTTTTTAAACAGCATGACAATCCTTTCATCGGCGATATTAGTCTATATTTTCAATCGAGATATTATTTTAAAAAAGATATTATGGAAAGAAAAATTCGAGCCTAGGAAACCTAATGGAAAAGGGAAAAACATCTATTTGTATGACGCAAGGATTTTAGGAGTAATTCTTGAAGGGATTAGATTCAGAGAATCAACAACACCATACGGCATATCAGAAGTAAGATACCGTTTTTTAATGTTCCTTGGTATTTTCTTAATTCCTATTGGATGTTATCGTGTTATAGAGAAAAAAACCATAAAAACCGGATATAAAGAATATACGACACAGTTTATGATACTAGGTACAGAATCATGGAATTTACTTGAAATTATATCCATATATATTTTTAGGTTAAGCACTTTGATAATATTCATATTCTCTATTATATCGATAGTAGCATTTATTGGCTTGATCAGTGAATATATTTAAAATGTAAAAAGATAGCGGGTGACACCAACGCCACCCGCCACTTTACCTATTCACCATTAGCTATCTCATTCATCATAGCTTTCAAATCGTATAACTCCATTTCCAATCTTTCATCATCTACCTTTTTCAAATACTCACCCATTGATTGATACAATTTGTTAAGATTATTAAACTCTACATATCCACGATATTCATCGCTCATCATAAGATCATTCAATTTTTTCTGATACTCTGCTATATCAAAACTATCGTTCTGTGGATTAGACAATTCTTTACGATATCCTCTCAATCTTTGTCCGATCTTATCCATTTCCTCCAAATTCTCATAATAAGCGTTATCTATGGCTTTCTTTTTCGTCCGCTCATCACCACTCTTTATAAGACGGTTCCCGACAGGGATATTCCTCCAGTCAAAATCACGACTACCCCAAGCGGTTTCAGCGGATTTGACCATCTGGGAACGTGTAGCCTCAATACCTCCGAAATAGCCGTCCAATATATGTTCTATAATGGCTGGGTTTAGGTTAACGGTACCCGTAGTGTATTTATCTCCTCCGGTCAGTTCATTGGCATATTTAGTCATTGCCAATATAGCGGGATCCACGCTCTTAAAAGCCTTTGTCCATTCCGGCATACCCTTGTTGAAGTCGTTATCCTTATATAAAGGCAAACCTGTCCAATCCTTGTTATCTCCGGCCTCAATCAATGGCTTTACCGAGCTTGGGACGAAAGCGGAGAATCCTCCACCTCCCTCCATCATGTCCAAAGGAAGAACCTGTGACATTTGCTCCGCTATCTTCATGGCCATCTTTTTATCGGTATACTTCTCCTTTCCGGAAACTATTCCAGAAGACATTTCTCCTAGTCCATATATAGCCCTTAACTCTATGGGCATAGGAATTGTAATCCAATTTCCTCCACCGTTACGGAAACAGATATTATTACGTCTCACGTATTCCGGAAGATCGTAGTAATCATCATCTTCATCATCCCAAAATGCGGCCGCGAGCATAGGCATGATCGTGCCAAGCAAATAGAAAGAGGATGCTAACCCCAAGAATTTCTTGGGATTATCTTTGGCCAACCTTCCGAAATTATACATACCTTGTACACCAGCGTTCCAAAACACATACATGGATCTTGACAATCCAGACGTGAAAGCGCTAGCGTTACCTATCTTGGTTTGCCCCTCAGTATTCAAGAATTTCGAACCCGCCCCTTTCTTATTGAAGTTTACGGATATCTCCTTAGCGTCATAAATGGATTTATCCATGCTTCGCCCCATTTCCCTAGAAGTAAGAAATGCGGCGAACCTAGCGCAATTCTCGACGCTCTTATTGAACAAGTCCATCCATTCACCTAGTATTTTCAAAGTCTTTCCGATAGATACCTTTTGCTTGGAGTATTGAAGTTCTTTTTGGATCGCCTTTTTCTTGGCTTCCACGTCTCTCAAATTGGTGTATCCGGTCTCTCCTCCTCTCATTACAAAATCATGATATGCCTTATTCAATGGATCGCTCATATCCAACGTACCGTTCTCATACCCCTTGACCAGACGATACATATTGATCGGGTTTACCATAGCGAAATTCTTATTGAACTTCCATGCGTATACAGGACTTTCCTTGACCCATACGGTAGTATTCGAATAAAGAGCGTCACGGAGGAAGTTACTTACCATGAAATTCGGGTTACGTGTCGTAAAGTTAGCCGCCAAGTTTCGATTCAGCCATCCGGCGTATCTCTCCACGGTACCGAACCATCCTTTCGTATTATCCGGGTTTGTAAGCCCGTTCAACGCTTGAGCGGCCCTTGGGTTCCCGTTTATGGTAAGTAAGTATTCTTTGCCGGCTCTCTTTACGATCACTTGATGCTCCTTCAAGTCCTTTGGCAATATCTTGTAAGGTATCCCTATAGCATCCCTTGAACGTCTAACATTAGATCCTTTTTCATTGGATAGCTCCTCCATGCGTTTGTTGAAAGATTCCACGATAGACTCCACCTGTTCCGGATTGGCGTTAGATGGTATATCCGGGAAAACGGCGATCCACTCACCGGAAGCCTCGTCAAGACGAACCCACATTTCGCTTACGCTCACGAGATCCGTCTTATGGTTTTGTACCATTGTCAAAAACTTTTGCTTCATCAAGTTCCTATTCCCTTGCATGATTCCGCTCTCTGCCATATTAGCGATCGTCGCTATAGGATCGTCAGCCTTGCTCTTTCGCCCAACGACAGTCTTTATAGGGGCGTTGAACGTTTGGCTTTCGGATGTAAGATAAGCGTAAACCTCATCTGCCGTAGTCTCCTCCCATCCACGCAAAGGCACATAGAACTGATACATATCGCTGATCGAATCAAACGTATTTTGGCTCATAAGCCCGCTATCCCGTTGCTTTGCCAATATAGCGTCAGTGGCTCTTTTGACAGAGGCCGATAATTCCGATGTATCATATCTTGACTCGTAATCCAATACGTATCTCCTTGCTGAATCCGGATCATACCCCGTGTTATCCTCGTTAGGATACATGGACGTGAATCCGCTGAAATCATCAGAAAGATTAGCTCCGTATTCCTCGGCAAGCCTATCCATTTCTGATTGCTGCTCTTCCCAAGACCTACCGTTCTCACGTATCTCATTCCTTCTCCCGATATACTCGTCAAGCAGGGATTTATATGTTTCCGAGTTTTGTGACAACGCTCGTTTAACGGCCATTTCCCTGTTACGCTCAATACCATGCTTGGTTATAAGGTAATCCCTTATCTCATCAATGGTGGATCCCATCTTTTCCAATCGTGACATCGCTTTTAAGATAGGCTCGAAAGCCGCTTTCCTATAAGCGTTGAACTCAGCTTCATTAACAGAGGAAAGGGCATTCTCGGCCATATAAGCGTTCTCATAATCCAATATACGACTCCTCGTTGCCTTTGCCACGGCATCCTGCAATGTTTTAAGCCCTAGCATAGAATCCTGAAACGCCTCCTGAAATTGATAGGATGATGTAGATAGGGTACGCTCATATTGATCTTTGGCGGAACCTACCTGTTTCTCTACTACTTGGATATCATTATCAGCGAACAATACCGACTCATTCCATGCGTTCTCCCTAAAACGGATTGTTTTCTCTGCGAAAGTGAAATCATCCGTCTTTTCCCTTACGCTTTCTCCAACGCCTCTACCCTTGTTTTCAGATCCTGCACGTCCGATGACAGTCCGCTCACCGTCGATTCCATCCCGGACACTTCCGTTCCTATCGACCGTATCTCCTCCGTCAAGTTGGTCTCCATCGTTGTCAACTTGGCCATCAGTCTCCCTTCCATTTCGGTCAGTTGCGTTTTCAGTTCCGTCAATAGAGTTTTCAACTCCCCTTGGTTTGTCGATATGGTCTCGTTCACTTTCGTTTCCGTTCTCATCAACGCCCTCGATTGTCTCGAGTTCCCTTCCAGTACCTTTTGTTTCAGAAGGTTGTTTTCCTTTTTCAGGTTCAATATCTCTTTCGATTGATCCATTTTCGTTCAAATTTATATTGTTAAGACCTAATCTATTTCTCATCACGATATCCTCGGCCACATCCATCAAGTTTCCTTGCTCCAAGTTCTTATAGCTTCTCCAGAGGATATAACGAAGGTTATTATCCGATAACTTGAAATCAAGGCTAATACCGGCCTTTCTCAACATATCAAGAAAAGAGTCCTTGATCTTTTCCCATAACGAACGCTCGGCCTTGTTATCGAAACCACGTTCCGCTAATTCAGCGATGTATTCCTCTGTAGCCTCACGCAAGTTAAGAGGATTGCCTTTAGTCCGGTCAATGATATTTTTCCGGATATCCTCGTTGGCGTTCCGATACACGTTATCAAGGAAAGTATCGAAATCATCCCTGAATAGCTCACGTAACCCATGATGCCCTACCACCTCATGGAGGAAAGTCCTTTGAGCGTCACCTACGGACGTGGAATTAGGTGATACTATGACTATCTCCCCGGTAGAAGTATCATACCAGCCTTTGGAATCTCTCTTACGGGCCAACATATTCTCATCCGTATCGTTTATATCGTCCACGTCATGGATTACCCTGACAGGGGTATTAAGCTTGTTTGACCAATCGTTGATTGAGGATTCAATAGAACTTACATTATCCTGATTATTAGTTGTATCTACTCCCATGAATCGAAATCGAGTCTCTCCTTCCTCTTTTACCAACGTACCATCAACGTCAAGAGTTGATTCTAACTGAATATCCTCAGCTTTAGCTTTTTCAACTAATTGTCTCTGCAGATCATTAACCTCTGCCTGAGCCGCATTAAGTTCATCCTCTTTTCCCCACGGTTTCTTAACGGCTTCCTCTAATCCCGCTATCTTGTTTTCCTCTGCCTTTATTTTAGCGGCTATATCTGAGACGGATTTAGCGGGAATTCCCAACTGCCTGTCAATGCTAGCCATCAAACCCCTGCCGCCGCTAAAATCACGATTCTCAACCAGTTTTTCCTTACCTAAATATAAGCTATAGACCATCATACCTTCATTGAAATGCACGATTGCCTCGCCTTTTCCTCCATTGAGACTGATTTTCAGAGGAGGGGTGTTTCTGTCAAGCGTATATCTATCATAGTAATCATCAATAATGGGCGTAAGCTCATTCGATATACCATCGCTGAAAGTATTGCCTTTAACAGTCACGGACTCAACCCCATCAGGGAAGTTCTCTTTTACGATATTGGCGTTCCTTTCCATGATATCCTTCCGGCTGTTGTATTCTTGTATCCTAAGTTTGGAGTTAGATATAGAGTCACGCATGGAAGACTTACTGTTAAGATCGCTCCTCTTGGAGTTTTGCAGTTTCTTTAACTTGTTCTGTGCCACAAACAGCAGTTGGGCGGTCTTATCTCCGGATAACGTCGCCGCCATCTCACTAAAGGTCATTCCAGACGGATCACTATCGTCTTGCTCCTCCATGACACGAGACGATATATCGCCCTTCATCATCTGGTTGATGAAGTTTTGTTTTATACGAAGCCTGTCATAGGCGGTAGCGTCAAGGGTACCTTTAACCCCATATGTGACGATGTTCACCGGTTTATCCCATGTGGCGTATAAGTTTCCTTGTCGTAAGATACGACCGTTGCGTTGCTCAAAATCCATAGGCCTGATTGGAGCGTCAATATGATGCAGGGCGAATAGACGATCTTGCACGTTGACACCCACTCCCATTTTCTCAGTGCTTCCAATAAGAATGCGCACATCCCCATTACGGACCTTATCGAACAAGGCGTTTCTCCTTTCTCCCTCATAATTGCCAACGATAGCTATCTGATTAGACGGAATACCTCCCTTGGTAAGCTTTTCCTTTATATCGTTGTACAAATTAAACTGAGGAACAGATAAATCGACATCGAATAAATCCATTTTAGGAGTCTCAGAAGGGGATTGATAACTATCACAGAATATAAGTTGCGTGCCTTTGTCCTTATCGCTCTCCTTATATAATCTCAACACGTTATCGACCACCTTGTTTGTCTTGCTATCAGGATTGTCGGGAAATGTAGGATTAAGCAAGCGAAGGTCAATCGCAGCCTGTTTAGCCTTGCTGAACACGACCAAGGGTAGTGCGCTCTTATCCTTCTTCTCTTTTCCTGTCAATTTGTTATAATCCTCTAATTCCTTGATAAGGGTTTGCATGACATCCTCCAAGTCCTCGTTCTTCTCGACAATGACATTGGTCATCTTATTGTCTTTCAACTTAGGGATATTCTTGTCTTCCTTGAACTCCTTGACATCCTCTGTCAAGACAACGTCCGTATGGCTCCTGAACGCCTTTATAAGCTCCGGGACATTCGTATAGCTCTTGAACCTCTCGGCTATCTTAAAGTTACCGGTAGCGGTAAACTCCAATGACGGCTCAACCGTTCCAAAAGTGGTAGCGAACTCGTCAAAGCTATTGATATTATATGCGTCTAGGATATCGGGTGCCACGAAATTCATCATAGTCCAGACCTCTGCCATTGTATTAGTGATAGGGGTACCGGTTGCCAGAACCACGTTTCGACCACCATTATTCTCAGATATCCATTGGGCTTTTAGCAACATACTATTAGCTCTTTGTGACGCGCTCGTATCGATACCTTTAACGTTCGACATCTTGCTTGGAAACCCGATCTTCTTATAATTATGCGCCTCGTCAATGAACAAAGCGTCAACACCCATTTGCTCAAACGTCATGACGTTATCAGTCCGCCTGTCAAGAATACGCTCCGTCTTGGCCGTGATAGTCTCCGCAGTCTTTGCCTTGCCCTTTACGTTTTTCCCTTTCTTTATACCTTCCAGAGAATCACGCATACTTTTGGCCTCCCTTTTCAATCTCTCCTGTAAAGCCTTGTCTTCTATGCGATCGACAGCCTCCTCAAAATCATCTATACGCTTTTGGATATATGCCTTTTTCCTTTCCTCGCTATCCGGGATAAACGCCATGAATGACTGTGGGACAACGATAGCGTCAAAATCTCCGGTAGCTATAAGATTGAACAGCCTTGTCCTATTATCGGCGTTACGCTCCTCCTTTGTCGGAGATAGAATCTTAGCGGAAGGATACAGTTTATAAAAGTCACGGACGAAATCCTCTAGGGTAGCGTTTTGGACAACGATCATGGGTTTCTTCGCTATACCTAGCCGTCTCATTTCCATAGCGGACGTAATCATGGTAAAGGTCTTTCCCGTACCGACTTGGTGAGCGAGTAACGTGCTCTCGGATAGACAACGTTGCACCGCCTTGCTCTGGTGATCCCTGAGTGTTATATTCTTATTAGCGTTAGGATAATGCTCAAAAACCGGTTTGTCATACTTTTTTATTACATAGTTGTTATATTTATCATTATACACGTCCTCAATACGACCATGGAACATCGTTTTAGAATCAATATACTCCACGAACTTATCGGACATGTCGGATATTTTCTCGGCAACGGCCTGTGTCTCCTGCTCGTTTACGACCCTTCTCGTTTTCTGCTTACCGTCCTCATAATATTTAATCTCGTCATAAACCTTGGGTTTACGTTGGTTAAGAGCGGCCTTGAACACGTCTATAGCGTCCATTCTCTCAGTCTTGAATTGACCGGCTTTAGCGTAATCGGTTATGAACGCCCTCTTATCAAGAATATACTCACCGATCTCCGGGATAAAATTAGCGTTAGCGTAAGATATACCCAGTACATTATCAGCGAAATTATTTATAAACTCAGACGGGATCCATGTAGTCCCCAGTCGATAACTTATCTCACCATAGGGTATACGTTCTGGCTGTACGGCTTCCAAGTCATCCACGTTTTTTTGAAACTCCGGATGATCTTCCAAGGCCGCCCTAGCCTCGACCAACTTATCTTTTACGTTTCCAGAGAGATATTCGCTCTTATCTATTATATTGCCGGTAACAGGATCCCTATAAGCGATTCCCTTCTCTAGTATCTCGTTTGTCACGTTCACCTCATCCATACCCGTTATCTTCGAGATATAAGGTATATCAATATTACCTTTATATGACTTGCTTATATTGACGGCATCCAAGACATTATCCGCTTTTGTCGGTAGCTCGAATGGATAACTTACACGCTTATTCAAGATACCATCCGCTTTCGAGACTTCCCATACCATAGATTTTCCGGTCGTGGAAGGTACCCTTCTAACGGTCTCCAAAGAGAAGGGTAATCCATGCTCAACATCCTCGGCGAAAATATCGTCCAAAGCCTTGTTCCTGTTAAGTGTCCCATATTTGTACACGAAAGCATCATATACTTTGTTTAGCCTTTTCCTAGCGGGCTCGGGGTCTACACCCTTTGTTTGCTCATCATGGATAAGATCGTATAGATTTTTCTTTATATCATTGTAATCATTTACCGCATCCGCTATTTTCCGGGTCTTACCATTATGAACGAACGTAGGATTTGCCTTAATCGGTTTTAACGAGTCCCCATCTAAAACAAAGACATTGCCATTCTGGACGGTAATAGTACCATTTTTCAAAGTGGAGTCACCCGCAACCTCCGGCTCTTTAGTCTCTACAACACCTGATAGGATATTCTTTGGTAAGTTATCAATAGCGTTAAATAGCTCCTTGCTTAAATCGGCCCCGGGTTTGGCTTTCAATGTTTGGGACGCTCCACTATATAGGCCTCCGCTACCAGCGTCGTAAGCGGTCATCATATCACCTAACATCATATCGGGATGATTGGAGAAATACTCGTTCACCATGATAGGCTTGCTCCTTTTATCCCCGTCCTCCATATAAGTTCCTTCACCTATTTGCGTTGTAGTAGTGAACCCTATCCCATTCGAAGGTTCCCCATACTTTCTTTTACGGAATATAACGATGTCAGCCGTGACACTCGTGCCGGCCCCTTTCTGGAAAGCGTCATTAGGCAATCGGATAGCTCCGACCAGATCATAACCGTTTCCACTCACGTACTCACGGAACTTACTATCGGCCCCATCCATCGTAGCCGAGGACGTGACGAATACGCCGAGACCACCTTCTTTCAATTCCAGAAGCCCCTTTAGGATAAAATAATTATGGAGATTATAAGAGGAACCAAGTTTTTTCCTGAATTGCTTATCTAAAACCTTGTCATATGGAGCATTTTTCCCGAATGGGACGTTGGTGATAACTAAGTCTTTCGAGTTTGGAAAAAACGCTTTCTCATATCCCTGCACCTTTATATTAGCGTCAGGATATAAGGCCTTTGCCATACGACCGGACAAACTATCTATCTCGAACCCGCTTATACTTGAGTTTTCAGATATAGACCTAGGCATCATACCGATTATGTTACCTATACCCATAGCGGGTTCACTGATATTGCCACCCTTGAATCCAAGTTTCTCCGTTATTCCCCATAAGCTTTCCACGACCTCGGACGGGGTATAATGAGAGGTTGTCGTGGAACGGACGGCACTGTCGAACTCTTCTTTACTTAATAAGGATTTTAGTTTCTCGTAATAACGTAGATACTTATCATTCCAATTTCGGTCCTTAGTCCAATTGTTGTCACGCACGTTGTATTTGCCTTCGTTCAAGGCTTCGGCCAAACCTCCCCATCCAACGTACCTTGACATCTTGGCTTGTTGTTCCGGGGTAGGTTTTCCTTGGCCGTCCTCTACGTCTTTCAGCGTTTCTATCGCCTCAATATTGGCTTTTAGCTTGGATATATCACCGGAAGGAAGCTCAATACCTTTCTCCGGGAAGCTGAAATTGTTTTGATTCCTTACAACAGGCCGCTTGTCGCTGTCGCTGATAGGTATTCCTCGGCCTCGCTCCGTGTCAAGCACATCACTTCCATGCACGCCTCCACGGTCTCCTCCGCGTTCAGATCCTCGATCCTCTTCCCGTGCTTTTCTTCCCACGCCTTGATCCGCTCTTGAATTTCCTTGCTCATTGTCTTTAATATTATTAGGAGTGAATAAATCGTTACCATACAAAGGTAATGGTTTGTCCTTGTTGTCCGTTTGCTTTTTCCGGCTATTTTTTATTTTTTTCTTCGCGGCAATCGCTTGTCCGGCAATCTCAGTCTCTCTAACCACGGTCTCGGCGGCATCCATTATATCCGGGACAGGCTTGTCAAAATTAGCTACATCAAACGAACGGACATCCTCATAAGTGGTCATATCCTTATCCCATCCGTTCTCTCCTACTTCCGGCAAATCCCTCGCTCCATTGTAGAATGCTTTAAGATACGGTCGTATAGCGTCACCTAGATCATCGATCATTGCCTTTGAGTAATCAGAGAACTTACGCAATCCTTTCTCTATATGATAAACCGCCATTTCAGTACCTATCGCCAATATCTCAGGATCAACACCCATATTCATTTGACCGCCTAGTTTCCTGCGCATGCGCTCACGGAGTTCCGCATACCGTTCATCGGTAACAAGGCGGTTACCGCTAGGGGTAACGGTACGATCGCTCAATTTGGCTTTGCCCTTATCGTTGATATCACCAATAAGGTTTTCTACATTTACCTTTTGAGGCTCTACAACCCTGCGTGTGTCTTCAAGAGAAATAGGTTGCGCATCGCTTACGGCATCGGTATCGCCAAGAATGGTATCGGCCAACCGCCTTGCGCTTTCATCGCTACGCATCATGAAACCTCGCTGTTCCCTGTCATACCAACCCTTTTCAGCCTTGGCCAGCTCTTTGGCGGCACGTTGCTGTTCCTTCGATAATTCATTACCGAACTTCAATAACCGCATATCAAGAACTTTTCCTTTCTTGGTAGTATATTGGGAGGGAACAATGCTATAATTATCAGAATCATTATTTTTAGAAATATCGCTTTCCTCCTGTTTAATTCCCTTATACTCATAGAAGGGCTTTGTTTTGCGAGTCGAGGAATCAATCCATTTCTTGAACTCATCCAACGCTACCCCGGTAATGTTACCTAACCCTTGCCAACCGTCCTCATAGTTTGAGAAGTAAGCTGACCTAGCGTCTTCCAATGAAGGGAATCCCATCATAACCTTATGCTCATCGAATGAGCCATCAGTATTCACCTGATCCACGACATATACCATATCACTATTCATATCCGGACCTAGGAATACGTCTATATGATCACCATCCACACTTTCAGTACCTCGAATGTAACCGTAAGTGTTATTCATGACCTGCGACCACTCCTTTCCGCTAGCGTCCTTACCGGAACGGACGGAACCGGAGGGCTGCTCTATGGTGACATCGAAACCGTTTATCTTTATATGGCCTTTCTTGTAATTGCCGGCCTCTTTCTGCGCCTCGGTTGGATTGGTATCAACCTTTAGCTCCTCTTCGTGCAATCTCTTAGCCTCAACTATGCGCTCGGCGTAGTCCAATGGGTTCTCGTTCTTCTTTTGGGACGGGGGAACAAAAGGTTTATCCTTCTTGTTTGGGTCATATTCATAGAATACGTTCCCTTTTGCGTCACGGATTTGAAAAGAAACTCCTTCAATAAATTTAGCAGGAAGTATTCCCACAAGCGATTGTAACCTTTCCCGCTTGACCATTGAGGCAAACGCTAGTCTATCTACCGTCCTGCCGTTCCCTAAATCAATCGCCCTGTATCTATTTTCATCCGGGAAACGTACATAAACAAAATAATTCCTCCCGTCGTTCGGAACGTTGTCAAGCCAGTTGTTACCAGTTGCGTTATTTTTAGAGGCTACTTCTCCAGATGCGCTTTCTTGTGTAACTCCATCCGTGCGATCAATGTCGGGACCAGCCGATTCTTTTCCCTCAACCTCTCCAGTTCCCCCGGTCTGATCAAGTTGTTCTCTTGGCAGTACCTCGCCGCCTCCCTCGCGTAAGCCATCGCCTCCGCTTTCGTCATTGCCTTCAATGTTTTCATTTTCTATCGGTTTATTTTGCGCTAAGATAGCGTCTATTTCATTTTGTTCGTCAATTATGGCCTGTATTTCATCCACGATTTGCGAATCAAGCTCGCCTCGCTCCTCATCAGTCAATTGTTTCTCCGAGAAATCACGTACCATGCTTTCCTCATACGCCTCGTATTCCTCCGGGGACATATGATAATTCTCCTCACACCACTCTGTGTAAGCGTTGTACTCGGCCTGTCTCTCACGCTCAGCGATCGCCTCACGGTTCCTCTTGACATAATCGATCAAGTCTCCACGTGTATGAGCGGAAGACAAGACCTCTATGATAGCGTCCCTTCCGGCGTTCGTATCGTTCTCATCGAAGAAGTTAGTTCCATTCTCCTTATCGGCAAGCTCCAATATCTCACCTGCCCTCTCTATATTAACACCGCCTTTCTCCGGAGAGGCGAACAATCCAAACATTCTTGCAGTCTCATTATTCCCGGCACCGGTCTCTTTCTTGTAACTGTCACGTGTCAATTTGATCGCCCCATTAGCCAGCATCATGGCCGCAAGCTCCTCTCCGCTCATAGGATCACCCATTACGGAGATATCCTTTGCTATGACATCACCCGGCTTCTTGCTGGCCTCCTTGATATCATCATCAAGATTAGCCCAGAAATCAGCCTCGACCTTGATCGCCTCATATTCTTGTCGGGCTTTTATCAATGCGGCCTCGGCCTTATCCTCTTTTCCGATAGGGGTGTCATCGTATGCCTCTTGCGCCTTTTCCAAGGCATCAGACGCTTTTTTAAGGCTTTCATCGAAAGACTTTCTCGTCACCTCGATCTTCCTTGGCATCTTATCGCCATATTTATCATGGAGGAAATCCAAGGTCATATCCGTACCAGACGATACGAAATCTGGCGTACCATCTTCTCGCATGACCATGGAGGGATTCTCTACATTGCTAGGTTGTGCTATCTGATCAATGGCACCTTCCGTCTCAATCTCACTCGTTGGCTGGTTGATCGCATCTTCCACGGGAGGTGCAGAGGTTATCTCGGCATCAGCACTTGCTACATTATCATCCTCTGGCGACACCACATTAACTTGTTGAGCGTCATATATGGCATCTTGAAGATCAAGAATCTCATTCTCTGTTATAGGCATTGCGGGGGAAGAGCCATTCTTGGCTGTCACCTGCCCGGTTTCTCTATCATAAGCCGCAGGTTGAGCGATCCAATCACCGTTCTCATCTTGTCCTTGAAGGATAAACGCATTATCCCCGTTCCATACGATCAACCCCGGCTTTGGTAATTGCGTCTTAGGATTATGATTCATGGTCATGTCAAGCTCGGACTGGCGGGTAGCCAATAATTGATCCTCATAGGTCCGTCTCATATGACCGGCATCTTGCTCTACTATATCGCTCAACCTTTTCACCGAGACCATCCGATCCTGTCCGTTATCGGAAATAACGGCCTTATCTCCCTCTATACTCCTAACGTACACAGGTCTTTCCACATTTCCCTCGCTAAGCGTAGCCGTGGTAACGATAGACTGACCATCAGGATTCGTGGTAACATAAGGAGTAATATTATTGGCAACGTAAGTTTCAACCTCATTGTCTATTTCCTCGCCTATACGATCCTGCAAACCGGATATCCTGAGATAATCAGCGTAGAAATCCTCGGCTAACGGACGGGCATCCGCATTAACCCCATCAAGAAGGCTCATCACTTGGGCCTCGCTAGCTCCATCATCCACATAGCTTTCTATCGTACTAACCAAACCCGGAACCATTTCAGATAGGGAAAGCCTTGTCTCTTCCATCTTTTTGCTCGCCGTCCGTATATCGCCCGGATCAGTCATATTGCGTCCTTGCTCCTCTGCCTCGGCAAACCTAGACTTAGTTAATAGAGGAGGAGTTTCAACGCCTTGATCTGTTACATTTGAATCGGTGATAGGCTGCTGAGCCTGTTTGCCTCCTGTTTTATCCGCTACGTATTGCGCACCTTTAGCCAACGCTCCGGCCCCAGTAAAATAAGCGCCGCCTCCCATACCATAGACAAAGCTCTGCAATACACCATCGGTCAAATCCCTTTCCGGATCCGCGCCTGTTATCTTATCCGTTATATTCTCCGCTAGCGTGGAAGATACCTCTTCGATACCTTCATTTACAGGCTCGAAAAACATACCGAATTTTTTATAGAACTCTTGCATCTTGCCCATTATGCCACGCTTGATAGCCTCTTGCGCCTTTTCCTTTCCTAACGTCTTGAATAAGGTTGACATCCAAGCCTTGGATACGCCTGCGCCCAGCATCTCAGACAAGGATTCTGCCGTACCAGTAAGAATAGCGTTAGATACCTTTGCGAACTCTCCCATGTTTGGGTTATTCTGATCAAGATCATCATATTTCTGGCTAGCCACTATTGACCCTATACCAGCGAGTCCGGCCGCTGGAGCTCCGGCCATTGTAGCGGCCATGGCCCCGATTGACATCGGAAGCGACTCTACGCCTTGCAAGGCTATATCGCCTATGGCACCCATATAATTCCCTTCTTTCCAAAGATCGGTGAAATCCTTGCCATTGTATCTGTTTGACCTTGCCCGGGAAAACTCCGCATCAGCCTTAAATCTATCTGAGATATCCTTGAATGCCCCGCCACGTGGGATCAATCCTCCAGTTGCGGATTCCAGTCCTTTGGACACCTTATCCAAGACCCCAAAGATACCGGCTCCAAGATCGGCTCCTCCTGCGTTAAGTTTCTGGATAGCGTCTCCTGCCCAAGTATTCATGAAAGAAGAGTCCTTCTCATACTCCGTAGGAGGTGGAGGAGTTGAGGTCTCAATCTTTCCTTTTTTACGCAAGGACTCAAAATTGTAATCAGGTGAGTTCGTCCACGGATTAACGTATTCCGATTGATCCTTCATAGGCACGTCAGCCTCTTGTCTTAAAGCGATAGGAGCAGGATTGACGCCTGATTGAGAAACGTAATCTTTCCTCTCTGCGGGCGAATACCCTAGGGCACTCTCGAATTTGGAGAAATCGCCTATCTCGGAGAAATAATCATCTTGTATCAAATAATCATAAACCATTCTCCTCTTTCCAGAGTCTTTCATCTTACCCTCAAAATTAGAGAAATCGCCAAGTCCCGTATATCCTTGGCTAATCATAGCATCATATAAATGTTTTACATTAGAATCCATGAATCCAGCTATATTTTTCGTTTGTATTTTCTGTTCCTCCTTCATCGTTTAAAGGGATATGTCTGCCCTTACTAGAAGAACCTCCCGATCCGATTACCTTATCAAACTCATTGTATAATTCCGGGAAATTCTGAATATTACTCATGACAATAGCGGCTTGTTTGGTCTTTTGGTCTCCACCTTCACCAAGCTGCCACGTTACATCCGATACGCTCTTGTTTTTATCTTTATTTTCCTCCGCATACTCCAACATCCTCTTATACATATAAGCGATAACCCCATCTTTATCCTTACCGGACAAAGTGAAACGTTTACCGTTTCTGCCGATGATGTCAATAGACTTATCCGCCCCAGAGCCATTAGCTTTAGCGGTACGATATTGTTCAAGACTACGGAGATTGGATTGCCTTATACCCAACTCTCTCTCTTTATATGCGGCATCCTGTTTCATCTTCCGCTCCTCCCTGTCATTCTTTATTGCGAATTGAGCGGCACTTTGCGCGATCTTGGCTTTTGCCAAATCATTTTGGGCTTTTCTCGCCTGATCCTGTCTATAAAGCTGCAATGCCCTTTGATAATTATTCGTGTCGTTTTGCCTTGCGGCTAGATACCCGGCCCCGTATCTTTGCCTGATAGCCTCCAACCTGTCAGAATAGGATTGTAGTTTAGGATCAGCTACGGTAGGTAGTTTCTGCGAAGGTGCCTCTCCCGCGAATGCCAAATTGGAGAAGGAAGACAACACATTGCCTAGATGCCCGATTCCAGTAGCTACGGAAGCGGCCCGTTTTCTTCTCTCCTCCTCCTCTTGGCTTATCGGCTTTTGAAAAAGCGTCTCATATAACCTTTGGTTCCATTGGTAATCATTAATTTGAGGCTCGACAACGCTCGCTTGCGGAGCGGTCTCATCCGTATTATCCACGGTTGGAGCTATAGGGTTCTGGCTTCCGGCAACCTCCGGCTCAACCAATGGCGTAGTGGACAATTCCCGCCTTTGAACGACCGGGGTCCTTTTCCTATTATATCTTTCCGTCAATGTCGTCATGTCCACAGATTCTTTTTTATGTTCCCCCACAAATTTCCGAACAATCCCTTGCTAGTATCAAGATGAGATTGCATGTCAGCCCCTACCAAGTTCATACCCGCTTGCATCCCTTGATTAGCCGCCTGCGTGGCGTTTGCCGCCTGTTGATTATAGATAGACAGCCTTTGGTTACTGATATTATTCTTGGTGTTGAGATATTGGGATTCCACGGCATCCTTCCGTGCGGTAGCGTTAGTGGCTATACCACTGGCGGTATCGGATATCACCTCGCCCGCCGCTTTCTTGGCCTGAGCTACGGACTCATCAGTAGCCCCTACGACCGCGGCGGTACCGGAGGCCTTACGATACTGCTCATCCGCTAATTCCCTAGCCTTGGTCAAGGCGGCTTGCGCCTCCGCGCTTTGGGTATAATCCTCGTTATACCTACGGTTAAACCAATCCTCATTCTCCTTTGCCTGTTTATCCAACACGGCGTTCGCTTTTCTCGCCGCCTTCCTAGCCTTTATTCCCCCGGCAATGCCACTCGCCAAGGAACTGGCGGCTCCAACTATAGATCCGATCATAATCTTGTCTTTTCTCGCAAAAGAGATAAATAAAGTGACTCGTGTTTGTTACTTTGATCATTATTTCCCATCGGACACCAAAAAATCAACTATTCTATACTGTTTTATATCATCTACGAATCATTCGTACATAGTTAGGTCCGGTCATCGCTCTTTTGGAGGAGAGGAAAAATTCCTTTGACGAGAGCAATAAGAAAATAAAGATTGCAAATGTAGATCTGGAAGGGTTGAGCAATCTTGAGTTGCAACAATTACTGGTTAAAATATCGAAACTCCTGCAAGGAAGGACAAAATAGTCCTATTTGTCGCATACTAAAAGTATAACGCCCGTGTTTTTTCTGACACGGGCGTGTTTTATTGGTCTATTTGGGAACTTTATCGAATTTTACGTAATTGCTACCATTCTCGGACTGCCTCATTAATACCTAAGCCAAGACTACGAAGATAACGCATAGTCATTTTTATATCAGAATGTCTACATTGACGGCATACCACATATGGATCCCTTATTATATTATACAGCTCAACGCAGCCTGTATGCTTCCATCCATAGAAAATCAACTCTTTTCGTAGGTTTAACGCAGAAATAACATCCCTATGCCTATCAGAGAAATAAGCTACCCGGGATATTCTTTTAGCGCACGTCTCCATATCTTTTCCAAAAATATAAAAATCAGGATTGGCCTTATCTAAGCCCATCTCCATTATAATACTCTCAAGCGATCTTGGTATGGTAATGGAATCTTGGGTACCGGTTTTAGAGACGTGGGATGGTATGGTAATCGTATGGTTCCGCAAATCCACGCATCCTACCTTGAGATACATGAGCTCAGTTCTCCGGATAAAAGCATACCGAACGAATTGAGTGGCATAATAAAGCCTTATGTCATGGGCACGCATATATGCCATGACCAGCTCTGCCTCACGAGAGGTAAAGGCGACGTTCTTGCCTTTTTCCTCCTTTGATTTCTTTACGGCACAGAACGGGTTTGTGGCGATCTGCTCTCTCTCTACCAACATGAAGAAAAGTGTTTTCAAGTAGCTGACCGTATTATTGCAAGTCTTCCCGGAGAAATTACGCTTCATCTTGAGATAATCCACATATTCTAGGGCGTGTATTTTCGTGAATCCAGAAGGTTCAAATGTATCATACCCCATATCCTTGCACCATATACCGAAAAATTTCAAGGCATTCCTGTATATCTCGACACTTCTCTTCCTAAGTGAGCAGGATTTTATATCTAGCATATCCTCCAAGGAGACCAATAGATTCCTTCGCTCGGTCTCACATTTCTGCTCAAAAGGATTCCAGCCCTCATCCTCCAGCATAGATATAACCGTAGCCAAAGCAGCTTTAGCCGCCTCTTGCCGCTCACGTTTCTTCTTGAACCTATTTATCCCTAGCTTATAGCGGAATTGTTTGATGTCTCCCGTACTCTCATCCTTAGCACGGAAATAGATATACCATTGCTTGCTTAAATCGCCTCCGCAGTCGCAGATTCTCGGTGTACTAAATGTAAAATTATTCATATAGCAATCCTTTTTTTGTGTACTTTAGCTGTGTACTTTTGAATTTCTATATGAATAACTATTTAAATATCAATACTTTAAAAAGTATTGTACGCAGGATGAGACTTGAACTCACACGCCGTAACCGGCACTACCCCCTCAAAGTAGCGTGTCTACCAATTCCACCACCTGCG